CTGATGCGTGGGACTGCGAACGATGAGCTTGCTGAGAAGGGTTACAAGCCTTTCTTGACCAACCGTTCAATGTCCTACCATCAGGACTCTATCCTTTACGCCAACGAGATGAATATGCGCCCTCATCTCGACAATAAGCCGCAGTATGAATATTTACTAAATACACTGCGGAAGCGTAAGAGGTATGCCAAATGGGCTAAACAAACTCCCGACGTTTTCGTTGAGATGGTCATGGAATATTATGGCTATGGTCGTTCGAAAGCTGAGGATGCTCTCAAGATTTTGACCGATGATCAGCTCGCCATGATCGGGGTAGCACTCGACAAAGGTGGAAAAGGATGAATGCATCGGTTGAATCAATGGTCGAAGTTAAGCTACGATCAGCAGAAGATTTCCTAAAAATTCGTGAAACACTAACTCGTATCGGAGTCGCCTCGCGACGCGATAAGGTTTTGTTTCAGTCGTGCCATATCCTGCATAAGCAGGGTAGATACTATATCGTGCATTTCAAAGAGTTGTTCGCGCTCGACGGCAAGCCTACTAACTTCTCAGATGAAGATAAGGCTCGCCGCAATACAATCGCCAATCTGCTTGCCGAATGGGAGCTGATTGACATTGTAGAGATTGAGCGCACAAAGGAACCAGTCGCTCCCCTTAATCAGATCAAGATTCTGGCTCATAAGGAAAAGAACGACTGGAAGCTCGAAGCGAAATACAACATCGGAAAAAAACGTTCCGAGGCTTAGGGTTTAGACTTACATTTATCCCCGTGATATTTGGCTAAATTTCCTATGTCCATAGAGCGGCGGCAATAGATACACGAACCTTTTTCTCTAAAAGCTGAATGTTGGTTCTTGTATGTTTCCTTGCTTCTCTTGGATGCATAGCCACCCATTTTACCAGCTTCGCTTTTAGCCAATCGAATAGCTTCTTCTTGATTGATTTCATTCTTCAAGACTTTATAAGCACACAAATCTTGCCAACGACCGTGCTCCTCATAGAGTTTTCTATGAGCTTCTGCATGTTCTTCAACGGTGAGAAGGATTATATTCGAAAGATCATCCGTTCCGCCTGCGTGTCTGGGGACGATATGATGGCGGTGATAAATAGTCATGCTGGACCTCCTTACAGGTTTAGAGTGAGTGGGGATGCCAGTCCCGCGACTCACATTTATTTATAAAAACGGCTTGACATTTATTAGTAAATGACTATATAATACTGTATGAGATGCCTGAAGGGTCTCATTTTCTAAATCTCGCTTTTACAGGAGGTAACACTATGAACGACTACTCACAATACACTAAGATCCCATCACAATTCGCTTCTTACGACCCGTTCTCTGTCGGCTTCGACAAGACGTTCAAGCTGCTCGCTGATCAGCTGGAATCGGTCGGTAAAAATGTTCCAGGCTATCCGCCCTACAACATCAAGAAGGTTGCTGATGATAAGTATGTCATCGAGCTGGCTGTTGCTGGTTTCGCTAAGACAGACATTGAACTGACTCTTGATAATGGAAAGCTGACTATCGCTGGTAAGACCAAAGACGCCAGCGACCTTGATAATGCGAACGCCTACTACTTCTACAAGGGAATCGCAGAGCGTGCGTTCAATCGCACATTCACTCTCGCTGATACAGTAGAAGTTAAGAACGCCGAAATGATTAACGGCATTCTGAAGGTATGGCTGGAGAACATTATCCCCGACAGCAAGAAACCTAAGAAGATCGATATCAAGGACTAAGTCCTGATACTCAATTAGATTATGACAGGCTGGTCGGTTCGCTGACCAGCCTTTTTCCGTTTACATACAGGAGTCACATATGTTAGAATCATTCTTCCACTCAATCAGATACTATAACACAATCATTGAACTTGCTAAACTCACAGATGAAGATCTTAAGTATCTTAATCTTTCGCGTTCGGATATTATCCACACTGCTCTAAAGCAATACTGGAAAGCAAATGGTTCATCTTCTCAGGCTTTTAAGTAAGATTTCTGATCACCTCAATAGCATGGGTAATTATCCCCGCGGCTAAATAGCAGCGAAAGGAGACTACCCATGCTAGTGACACATGAACAATTATGTCAGTTCTTTGAAGATACTACAGAGGAATGGCTATTAGAATGTCTAGAACCGCTGAACGATGCGTTCGCGTTCTACGAAATTAACACTCCAGAACGAATCTCCATGTTCCTTGCTCAAGCCGGACACGAGTCCGCTGGGCTTTCGGTCATGGAAGAAAATCTTAACTATTCCGCTCAGGGACTCAATAAGATTTTCCCTAAGTATTTCGCTCGCGCTGGTCGCGACGCAAACGCCTACGCTAAGAAACCCGAAAAGATTGCGAACGTAGTTTACTCCAGTCGTATGGGTAACGGCGACGAAGCATCTGGTGATGGATATCGCTATCGCGGTCGTGGGTTCATTCAGCTCACAGGCAAGAGCAACTATGCAGCTTTTGCTTCAGACATGGAAATGTCTCTTGAGGAAGCAACTGCTTGGTTGGATACAGCTGAGGGTGCAGTCTGGTCTGCTTGCTGGTTCTGGGATTCCCGCGAACTTAATAAGTGGGCTGACAAGGGTGATATTGTAACTGTAACAAAGAAGATCAACGGTGGAACGATCGGACTAGAAGATCGTAAGTCTCATTATGCAGAAGCTCTTCATATCTTCACATAAGGAGACACGATGCCTAGATTCGGTAATCCAGATCCAAACGAAGAACCAGTAAAGGTTCCAGTTGCTATGGATCAATTAGATCCAGCAACAAAAGGTGCAGCGTCAAGAATTGACATGGGATATAGCAGACCATCATTTGGTTCTGCTCCTATGGCTCCAGCTGCTCCTCAACTTTCAGAAGCTGCTCAGCTCGCAAAGATTGAACTTGAGAAGAAGCAGTGGGAAGCAGAGAACGCAAAGCAGAATGAAGACTGGATGGTCAAGAAGTGGCGTCCAGCAATGGGTTGGTGTTATATGGTTATCTGTGTGCTTGACATGGCAATCTTTCCAGTGCTATGGTCAATCGCTCAGGTTATGACAAAGACACCGATGGTTCAATGGAATCCACTCACGCTGCAAGGCGCTGGTCTATTCCATCTCGCAATGGGCGCAGTCCTTGGTATCGCCGCGTGGTCCCGTGGTCAAGAAAAGATCCAAGGCGTAACTAAGTAAGGATTTGATATGACTGATAATGTTTCTTCGATTATGATGCTTCGCCTTATCAACGGTGATGAGATTGTTGGTAAGGTTAGCCTAGTGAACAATGTGATCAAGGTCGCGAAGCCTGCTGCTGTCATGATTCAGCCTGGAGCAGCAGGCAAAGCACAGATGGCACTTGTCGATTACATTCCTATGGCAAAGACCAAGGACATCATGCTCGACTCGCGCAATGTGCTCTTCACTTACGAACCCGACGATCAGATCGAGTCTGCATACCAGCAGAATTTCGGATCAATGCTAGTCTTGCCCAAGAAAGGGATCTTGACAACTGTGTAGTTTTGTGATATGATATCATCATGACAAAATTTTACACGAACGCCCTTCAAGTCGGTAACAACATCCTTGTTCGCGGTTACGATCGCGGACAACAATTCAACGAAAAGATCCCATACAAGCCCTCGATGTTCGTTCCGTCTAAGCGCCCAAACGCTGAGTGGAAAGACATTCGTGGGCTTCCGCTTGATCGTATGGATTTCGATTCCATTCGAGACGCGAAGGAGTTCATGGCTCGCTACGAAGATGTGAGCAACTTCAACATCTACGGGATGCCACGCTTCCTCTACTCATATCTCAACGAAGAGTATCCTGACGAAATCGCTTATGATCGCGACCTAATCAAAGTCGCATACATCGATATCGAAGTCAGCTCAGAGAACGGTTTCCCTACAGTCGAACTTGCTCGTGATGAGATTATCTCAATCACCATGAAGAAAGACGACATCTTCCATGTGTGGGGTTTTCATGAGTTCATTCCCAATCGCAAAGATGTGTTCTATCATCAGTGTAACAACGAGAAGGAACTGCTTATGCGTTTCTTGTCTGAGTGGGCTGAGGGTGGATATCCCGACATCGTTACTGGTTGGAACGTCACGTTCTTCGATATTCCCTATCTCGTGAAGCGTATGAGCACTGTGCTTGGTGAAGATCAAGCAAAGCGTTTCTCTCCTTGGCGTATGTTCAAAGAGCGTCAGGTCAAGACTAAGTTCAAAGATCAGCTTGCATATACTATCTGTGGAGTTGCTACTCTCGACTATCTCGAGATGTATATGAAGTTCACATACTCTCAGCAGGAAAGCTATCGTCTCGACCACATCGCTCAAG